CTTCTTTAATCATCGTTGACATCTCTGGGCTTAATGATCGGAGTGCCTTAAAGTTGCCCTGGTATGCCTTGGCGAGCGCGTCAGCGACGGTGGCAGAATCCGTGCCGGTGGCCGTGCTGATGTCCATAACGAGGTTCATGTCGTTCATGGCAATGCCAACATCTTTGGTACCGCGCACAAGCGCTTCTAATGCTTTGCGGTATTCGGTGTCGGCAACTCCAGATGCTCGACTCATTGCGCTGATCTGCTTTTCAACCTGTGCGGTCTGTGCAGCGCCAGCGCCAGTCACATTCTGCAAAGTAAGCGCTAACGCGGCTTGCTCTTGCTGGTCTTCCATTGCGGCGCGTGTGGCATCGCCTAGGGCAACAGCCAAACCGCCGAGCGCGGCAGCTGCAGGAATCGCCGCCTTCTTAATAGCAAACTGTGCCTTTTCGCCGACGGTCTCAAGTTGCTGGAACTGTTTGACAGCCTTCTTTACCCCTGTGCCGTCAAACTCGCTGATAATCGGGATATTGATGGCCATTATGCAGTCTCTCTATTCGCTTCGCTCATGACGCGCTTCACCAACTGCTCCATCTCGGACATGACATCGTTTTCGCGTTGATCGTACGCTTTCCACATTACTCGCGAACGATCACCGTAGCGTTCACTTAATGCGCGGCCTAGAGCGCCAGCCATAGACATGTCAAACATCGTGCCAGTAGCACCCTTCCATTGAATGACAAAGGTGCCGACATTTGACTTATTTCCGCCGTATTCCCTGATGTTTCGCGTGTTGATTTTGGCAGCAATCTTTTGTTTCATGCCTGGTATCCACGGCAACATCTTAAATCCTGATCGGGTGCTCCAATTGCGCGCCATACCAGATAGCGGGACATTTGAGGGCACAAGATTGTTGGCGTCGTCAATAACAGGCTGAACGATCTGTTTGTAACTTGTAGTAATTTCACGGCGCAAAGATTTGTTAATTTTGTTTAAGGTTTTCAAGGCTTCTTTAAGCCCGGCGACCTCAATCTTTGTTGACACTTGGTTCACGTCATCTCCGTTTTTTGTTTGCCTCGTTAAGCACTTTAATGACCGTTGTCAAGTCCCGTGAGTCAAACGCAATGTCGCTAGGCCACCAACCGACCGCGACCAACACTTCTGCTAGTTGGCGGCGGTAGGTGCCGCGTCCGTAGGGTTTGGGTCTGTCTCGTCCAGTACCGGCAGAATGTCGATGTCAGGGTTTTTGCTTAACCATTCGCGCCAGTTGTCACCAACTTGCTCGCCTTTGATCTTGAGAATTGTGTGCATCCAGCAGGCGTAATCCGAGTACAACGGGTTTGCGGAGAGCTGTTGAATGTTGCGTCGCTCAAGCCGTTCCCATTCCGTAACCACAAACAAGTTTGTGTAATAGAACTCGGGTGCGCTGTCGGCGGTGCGCTTTAACTGCAACTTAATTTTCATGGTTCTCCTATGTCGGCTTGGAGCCGTTATTTATGCGGTGACGTCAACCGAGTACGTGCCCCCCTGGAGCTCGATCTCGTAAACCGAAAGCTCACCCAAGGACGCGTTCACGACAGGCAGGCTAGAAAAATAAGTATCTGTCAAAATAAAGCCTGGATTGGTTGCCGAATCACCAGCGCTTGTTGGATTTACTTTGACGGTGCACTTAGTGCCGAGCAACGGTGCAAGAACTGCGTAGGACTCTGACGCTGCATACGATGCGTACACAGTCAAGGTCAATGAGTTGCTGAACAAGCCTGCAGTCATGGTGCGTGAAGTCTGACCAAATGCGGTGTCTTCCAAAGCTTCTGCAGTAACAGTCAACGTCGCTGCGCTGACCTGATCGGTGATGTCAACAATGGTGCCGATTGCGGTTCCAATTTTGACTGTTGGGTTCGATAGGTAAGTTGATGCTGGCATGTTTGCTCCTTAAGTTCTGATCTGATAGTAGATGATTTGTATTCGGTAGTTGTGGATTATGCGGTCTGGGCTTGGATAGCGCAATCAAGGTCGTAGCACGGGTACAACGCGCCACCGATCTCTAGGCTTGACGGACGGCCAGCCATGACAATGATTGACGAGCCAAGCACAGTCGCCACAATGCTCAAGATTGATCGGAGCACCGGCAGACCTGCAGGCCCAGAGCCAATGACCTTGATCGGGAACTCGAGGCGCACAATGTTGCCGTTGCCAGCAAACGTGGTGAAGTTTGGCGCGTCAAGGTACACGCAATTAGGTGCAAGTTTGGTTGGGTCGTTTACAACGCGCAGACCAGAGACCGCGGTCAGCGTTGCGGTGACGTCATCAATCGCTTCGTTGAATAGGTCGGTGTACGACATCAGGCAACCGCTGGACGTGGGATGCCAAGCAGCTGCTTGACGATCGGGGTCAGGCTTTGCTGGGTTGCTGAACCCATGCCGTCAAACGTGGCGTAGGTTGCCTCTATTGAGCCCCTAGAGCGCCACAGAGCGGCGCAATACATCAGGGTGCCCAATGTGACGTCTCCGCCTGGTGAGACGCTTAGCGAGTCGATATACGAAGACTCCTGACGCCTGCGATAGCAGAACTGGTTGCCAGCCGACACAGACTGCGTGAGCAACGTGTAATCGTCAGACGGGTTAGCAATGGTGATGCCAAGGTAAGACATGACCTGCGCGGCCGTCACCCAAGTGCAAACAGGGTCATACGAGACGGTGCCAGACGCGGCGACACGCTCAACATCGCTTGCGGTCTTGGCGTACAGCACCTGATCGGCAATTGGCACCTGATAGTCGTAAAGCAAATCGCCTTCGGTATCAACGCCTAGAAATAGATATTGAGGAAGTGCCCTTACGACATACGAGCCGTTAAAAGTCGCATCCACCGACGCAACAACGATTGAACTGCCGACTGCAATCTCGCTGGGGGTCAGGAGTTGCAGTACGGCAAAGTTGTCAATCAGGTACTTGTTAGTAACTGTGTAAGTAGCCATGAGCGGATGCTCCGCTCTCGACTAAGCCTGGGTAATCTTGCGGATCATGCCACCGATTGCAGCGAAGGTGCTGACGTATCCGTGGAATGACATGTTGCGACCCAAGACTGACGGCTGTTCAACGCTCATGAGGCCACGGATGGATTCGTAGAACTCGTAAGCATCGCCTGCGCCTTGACCAACACGAGTGATGATCATGGTCTTGGCAGCGAAGTTGCTGTCAACTACCAACTGCAAACCGAGTGGGTTTCCGTTCCATGATGTTGCTGTTGCGTTGCCAAGTGCGTTCTGACCGGTAAGACCAGCGCCGATGAATGGGAATACTGGACGGCCAGTTGTGTCGGCGAGCTGTCCAAGTTGACCCCATACGTCTGGGCTGACGAACATGTGGGTTGGTGTCCAGTTGCGGTTTGTTGAAATGTCAACTGCTGAGTCGTAAACCGACTTGAGCAAGTCGGCAACTGTTCCATCCCAAACGCCTGACGAAGTTGCTGCGGTCAGCAAGTTGTCTGCAGCCAAGTTGTCAGAAGCGATCATGTATTCGCCCATGAGGTCATTCAAGATCAACTGCATTGCTGCAGGTGAAGTGAAGTCAATGTCCTGAACTGAGAGCGTTACTTGACCAGCAAGCGTGGTTTTGCTAATTGAGTTGGAGGCGATCACCATGGTTGTTGCTGATGCTGCACCAAGTTCTGATTGTGATGCAACGCTGGTGTGCGTGGTGATGGTTGGACGAATAAACGTCTTTGACTGTCCGCTGTCTGGGTAAGCGCGTGCGCCAACAGCATCGACTACTGGACGCAAGAAGTTCAAGTCCTGAACCAATGGTCCAAGTACTGGAACTGGCAAAAGACCAGGTGTATCGGTCGTGAGCACGTCGCCTGCAGCTGCTTGAAGTGCGGTGCGCTTTGATGCGCTGTACTCGGCTACTGCAGCGTTCATGTTCTTGAACGTGTCGCCACCGATGTGGTAAGCGGCCATGAACTCGCCTGCTGTTGGCAAAACGAACTCTTTTTTGGCTTGTGCAAAAATTGGTGCGGTTGGGATTGTTGCCTCAACTGCTGGAACGGTTACTTCTGACATGGGTTCATTCTCCTGTTCTGGGACTACTTCTTCATTTAACACTACTTCTTCGGGCTCTTGGTGGATACTCGCAGCGACGGAAGCGATGTTGGCCATGTCACCAAACGCGCCGATCGGAACAAGTGATAACTCTGTCCAATCCGCTGCTTCAATAATCATGGTTCCTGCTTCGTCGTATGAGAACTTGGTTGGGTTTACGCCAACAGAAACTTGGTCAATTGTGCCGTCTTGAGCCATAACCAAAGCGTCGTTACCAAGGCTGGTTGCGCTGATCTTTGCGCTAAACAGCATTCCCTGCTCGGTATCCACGCGCTCGGTCACGACGCCGACTGGCATATCAGCCTGGTGGTACATAAACAGACGCGGAGCTTTGCCCTCGACTGGCAATGAGCCTGGACGGAAAATCACAGCTGTGCCGTCCGAAACTGTTGCCGGCACGTTGTAGGGAACTGCGGTTCCGCTGATTGTGCGTCGTGGTGCGTCGCCTTTGGCGGCGTCAAGCGTAAAATCCCCTGCAATTAACTTAATCATCGTGCTAACTCCTCTTGAGTGTTTTCTCTTACAACTACTTCTTCATTGTCCATGCGATCGGCCATAAAGTTTTCTTCTAGGTATTCATCGGCGTCAAACTCAACGTATGTTCCGCGTGGTAGCACGTTGTCCATTGACAAAGCGCCAGCAATTGCGTCGGCATACAATTTCACGCCAAACAAATAAAGATCGGCACGCGCTTGCTGTGACGACTGGTATGAATAAGCGCCAGTAGCAACACCCACCAAATACGGTGGCACGTTTGCAAGGCGCGACATTTCAAGCGCCTGATATTGCGACGCCTCAATCAAAAGCATCTTGTCAGGTGTGCTGTTTGTTTCCGTGTATGTCAAATACTCGTTAAGCGCTGCAGTCTGGTTAGTTGCTCGAGCAGCGTTAAAAGCGCTAGCCAAATCAGCAAGTTCTTGCGCGCTAAGTGGTTCGCCACCAGTTTGCTTAAGTACGCCGGCAGGAATGCTTGACGATGCGTTGCGGTTGCGCGCTGCTTCAAGTTTAAGCGCGGTTTCAATTGCGCCTGGTGCCGAGTAGATCAGGCCTTGTGCTGGAGACAAGAATTGCACAAGGTTTGCTGGGTCAATTTCTCCGCCTTGAAAATACACCTGCGACGATGGAGCAAACCACACAGGGCCAGCCATGTCGGTAGTAGTGATTGAGCCTGCTGGCAGTCGAGTGAACGTGGCAGGGTATCCGTCGGCGGTGCGTGAGGTGATGTACCAAAACGCGCGCCCAAACATCATGAGGTCATCAAGAGTCCAGCTCATAAGAAACTGGAACGAAACTGTTGGGTCTGGTCGGCGCAACCATGAACGTGGAGCGATGTAAATCTTTTCCATTTCTTCGCCGTTCCAAAACTCGTTGTATGAGCGAAGATTCATTGAGCCAATTACCGACGCCATGAGATCGCGCGCACGGTTGATCGTTGGGACGCTGATCGCCGCGTTACGCGCTTCGCCTTCGCGATACGTGTAGTACTGGCCAATCATGTTTACGCCAACATTTGACGACGAGTAACCAGGTGCAAAGCCACCAGCCGCAGCTGCCTTGCTTGGCGCTGGGCTTATTGCTGCTTTTTTGGTTTTGTTAAAAATCGCCATAGTCCTACTTTGTCATACAAGTGGCAACCGCGCATGACTTATCCGATTCCGACAAAAGGCAAGGTGCGCGGTCGCCGCGTTTATCTTAGTTATTTACCGCGACAAGCATGGGCTTTCCGCTGTTGACTGGACGCGCACACATGCCGATACCCCAGACCATTGTTCGCGCTAACTCAATAGGCCCAGGTGATCGCTTGCTTGAGAGCACGATCGTGTTGTCGGTGCGAACAGCAACGGCGCGCTGCACATGTTCGGCTAACAGTTTTTCGCCTGTGTGCAGTAGGCGTGCTTCGGCGATCATGTTTTTGGCTAGCGGTGTAAAGCGTCCTAGTTCGGCGTAACCGACCACGACCCTGCGGCGCTCGATGTTCGGTGGGCATGTGGCGTCTACGGTTGGCGACAGAGCAAACCTGATCGTAGGGTCTTTGGCAAGTTCCTGCACGTTTTCCCACAGCTCGGTGATTGACTCGGCGATAAATGCCACGGTGACTAGCACCCGACCGTCCGACAGGTTGACGCATCTAGTCGCGCTGTATCGAGAGTCGTCCAGCGAAGACTCGATTGCCACGACCCCACCGTTAGGTATGTCACCTGTGTATTCCAAGGACGGCCAACGCCCTGGCTCAATCCATCCGCGGACAACACTCACCCAAAGGTTGAGGGACGCGCGCAAGAACGATGCCCGATCAGGATTAGTTGACTCTTGCCTAATTGTGTCCATGTCCAACGTGTAACCAAGTGCAGGATTGCCCCACGCCCATGACGCAGGATGCAACGGGTCAAGGCTTGGGTCAGGCGACCACTCGGCCATGTACATCGTGGACGGTTCGCCTTTGTCAATCGCTCGAATGCCTGCCTCTCTCCAGCGCTGGAACAACACACTTTCTTCTGTCCCAGCTGTGCTGAAAAAGCAAGCCAAAGGATTTTTGCGAGCGCGCTGTGCCGGCAAGAGTCCGCCCTCAACCGAGTCAGGGTTGACGTCAAACAACTCGTCAACGATCACCAAGTCAATGCTCATACCGTGACCTTGGTTTGGCTTTAATGCTTTGACCCACCATTTGCTGCCGTCTGGCATGGTGGCCTGATAACGGCCGTACGACTTGACGATCTTGGCGCCGTAGTACTCCTCAAGGATTGGTGCAAGATCATCAAACAACAAACATGCAAGGTCAAGTCTGTGCGCGCCCGAAACTACAGTCTGTTTACCGCCTCGAATCTTTGGCATCTCCACAAGCCAAAACAGAATCAGCGCCTGGATGATTGTGGTCTTACCGTTCTGACGCGCAACCGACACAAGGCTCGAGCGATGCACAAACTTGTTATCGGCGTCAACCGCAAGCATTTTTTCAAGTATGTGTTTTTGCCACGGCATGAGCGTCACGCCAAGAACCTTCTGGGCCATGTCCCCCACAAGTCCCCCGAATGAGCTCACGTAGTCTGGGCTGATCGTTTCCAGTCTTGGCCGATCATGGTTGGTTGGCGCTGGTTCAGGCTGATCAGGGCTGGTGGCGACAAAATGATGGA